GTCCGCCGCGAAAAAAAGCCCGGAAAAGCCTTGTCCGACGTACCCTCCGACCAGCTCCACGCGCCGAACGACGCCGGCGCGCAGACGCTCGCGCTCGTCGCGGTCGACGAGCTGCTGCCGCACCCGGAGAACCCGCGGCGCTCGGACGTAGCGGCGGTCGCGTCGTCGATAGAGGCCAACGGGTTCTACGGCGCGGTCCTCGCTCAGCTCTCGACGCGGCGGATCATCGCCGGTCACGGCCGGTGGGCGGCGGCGAAGCAGCTCGGCGCCGAGTCGGTCCCGGTTCTCTGGCTCGACGTAGACGACGACCGCGCGCTGCGGATTCTCCTCGCTGACAATCGCACGTCCGATCTCGCCGTCTGGGACGACTCGGCGCTCGCCGAGCTACTGGCGTCGCTCGACGACGACGGCGGGCTCGACGGGACGGCGTTCTCCGACGACGCGCTCGCGAAGCTCCTCGCCGAAGCGTCGTCGCCCGAGAGCTTCGCGCAGATCGACCCGAACCTAGACACCGAACACCGCTGCCCGCGCTGCGGATACGAATGGTCAGGACAGCCGAACCCGACACCGGCCGGCGCCGAGTAGTCGCCAAGCCGCCGTACTCGGTTCCGAGCATGGCCGACGTACGCTCGACGCCGCCGGCCGGGCTCCGCGTCGTCTCGACGTTCAGCGGCGCCGGCGGCTCCTGCCTCGGCTTCGCGCTCGCCGGCTACCGGACCGTCTACGCCAACGAGTTCGTCGATCTCGCGGCCGAGACGTACGCCGCGAACGCGCCCGACGTACCGCTCGACCGCCGCGATATCCGCGAGGTCACCGGTGAGTCGGTCCGCGAGCTAGCGCAGCTCGACGGCGAGATCGACGTGCTGGAGGGCTCGCCGCCGTGTGCGTCGTTCTCGGCCTGCGGGCGCGGCGCGGAGGGCTGGTCGGTCGAGCGACCGTACTCGGGGACGACGCAGCGCGTCGACGACCTGTTCTGGGAGTTCGCGCGGCTCCGCGACGAGCTACGGCCGCGCGCGTTCGTCGCCGAGAACGTCCAGGGGCTTATCCGCGGCGTCAGTCGCGGTTACTTCAAGGAGATAATCGCCCGGCTAGGTGAGGGATACCGCGTCGAGGCGCGCGTCCTCGACGCTCAGTGGCTCGGCGTACCGCAGGCTCGCCGGCGCGTGATCTTCATCGGCGTCCGCGACGATCTCGACGGCTCGCCGGCGTTCCCGAAGCCGCTCCCGTACCGGTACAGCATCGCCGACGCGCTCCCCGGCCTCCGCTCGGTCAGCGCGCGCAACGGTCCGAACTTCCGCCGGCAGGCCAACCCGATCTCGCGGCCGGCGAACACGCTCACCGCCGACGAACAGATGCGTTGGGAGGTCAACGGCGCCGAGCGGACCGAGAGCGACCCGGAGACGGGCGAGCGGATCACGCTCGACGGCTACGCGATAGCACCGGCGTACGACGAGCTGCGGCCGGGCGAGGGCTCGGACCGCTACCTGAACCTCGTCCGGTCGAGCTTCCACCGGCCGGCGCCGACGATCACCGCCGTTACGAACGTCGGCGCCGCGGCGCTCACCCACCCGAGCGAGCGGCGGAAGTTCACGCTCGGCGAGCTACGCGCGCTCGCGAGCTTCCCGGCCGACTTCACGCTCACCGGCACCTACCGGCAGCGCGCGGAGCGGATCGGCCGCGCCGTCCCGCCGCTGATGATGCGCGCGATAGCGACGACGATCCGAGACGAGGTCCTGACATGAGCGCGACGCGAGACGAGATCGTCGTCGCCGCCGGCGAGCCGTGGACGTTCGACGCGACGGTCACCGACGCGTTCGACGACATGCTCGCGCGTTCGATACCGGGCTACGCCGACATGCGCGAGGCCGTAACGGCGACCGCGACCTACCTGCTCGCGACCAAGCGTCAGCCGCGGATCGTCGACCTCGGTGCGAGCCGCGGCGAGGGCGTCGTCCCGCTGCTGGAACGGTTCCCGAGCGCGACCGTCGAGGCAATCGAGATCAGCGAGCCGATGCTGAGCGTCCTCGCCGAGCGGCTAGAGCCGTATCCGAACGCGAGAGCGGTCGCGCTCGATCTCGCCGAGGACCCGCCGGGCCGCGAGCTGGTCCACGCCGATCTCGTTCTCTGTGTCCTGACGCTCCAGTTCATCCCGATAGAGACGCGCTACGACCTCCTCGCCGATATCTACGACCTGCTCGCTCCCGGCGGCGCGCTGATCGTCGTCGAGAAGGTTCTCGGCGCGACGGGCGCCGGCGACCAGCTCCTACGCGGCCTCTACACCGAGCACAAGCGCGCGGTCGGTTACTCCGACGAGCAGATCGAGGCCAAGCGCCGCTCGCTCCAGAACGTCCTCGTCCCGGTCCCGGCCGCGGTCACCGAGCGGTGGCTGGCGTCGAGCGGTTTCGCGCCGGTCGAGCGTATCTGGCAGTCGCTCTCGTTCGCCGGTTGGGTGGCGATCCGAGCATGAAGTCGACCATGAAGCTCTGCGACGCGACGACCGCGAACGGCCAGCCGTGCCAGTCGGCGCCGATGCACGGCGAGGACAAGTGCGTCGCGCACATCGGGAAAGTCCGCCACCAGTCGACGATGACCGACGAGATCATCGACCGGATCGTCGCCTCGCTCCGCGCGGGGAACTACCTGACCATCGCGGTCGAGGCGTCCGAGGTTCCGCGCTCGACGTTCTACGACTGGCTCTCGCGCGGCGACCCGGCCGGCAGCGAGCCGCGCGATAAGCCGTTCAGAGAGATGCGCGAGCGCGTCGAACGCGCGAAGGCCGAGGGCGAGACGCGGAACGTCGCGGTGATCGCGAAGGCGGCGGCGAATAGCTGGCAGGCCGCGGCGTGGCTGCTGGAACGCGGCAGCCCGGAGCGGTGGGCGCGGCCGTCGCAGCGCGGCGAGGACGTAGAGCGAACGCCGGCGCCGGTGCTCGACTCCAGCGATCCGTTCGCGGCGGTCGACGAGCTGGCACGAAAGCGACGGCAGCGTGACCGATGAGCTAGAGACGTTTGCCGACTTCTGCTCGGCGCTCGTCCTCGAGGACGGCTCCGCAATGGAGCTGGAGGACTTCCAGCGCGTGATGCTCGGCGACTACTTCGCCGGCGCGACCGAGACGCTGGTGCTCCTGCCCAAGAAGAACGGGAAGTCGACGCTGCTCGGCGCGCTCGCGCTGTTCCACCTGATCTCGACGCCCGACGCCGAGTGCGTCATCGGCGCCGCGAGCCGCGACCAGGCGACGATTCTCTACGACCAGGCCGCGGGGTTCGTCCGCCGCTCGCCGGGGCTAGAGCGGTGGGTCGACGTGAAGCGCGGATACCGCGAGATGCGTAAGCGCGGCGACTCGGGCCGGATACGCGTCCTCGCCGCCGACGTGGACACCGCCGACGGCGTGATCCCGACGCTCGCGCTCGTCGACGAGCTGCACCGCCACCGCTCGGCCGACCTGTACGGCATCTTCCGCGACGGGCTCGGTCCGCGCGCCGGCCGGATGATTACGATCTCGACCGCCGGCGGGCACGAGCTATCGCCGCTCGGCTCGATGCGCGACGCGGCGCTGAAACTCCCGAGCGTCGAGCGCAGCGGCGCGCACACCTACGCGACGACCGACAACCACGCGTACGCGATGCACGAGTGGGCGCTGCGGAAGGAGGACGATCTCGACGACCTGCTCGTGGTCGCGCTCGCGAACCCGGCGAGCTGGCAGACGCTCGACGCGCTCCGCGCTCGCCACGACTCGCCGTCGATGCTCCCCTGGCAGTGGGCGCGCTTCGCGTGCGGCGTCTGGGTCAGCTCCGAGGCGTGGTGGATCACCGGCGAGGACTGGAACGCGCTCGCGCAGGCCGGCGAGATCGCGCCGGGGGACCGGATCACGCTCGGGTTCGACGGCGCTCGCGTCGGCGACTCCACCGCGCTCGTCGCGTGCCGTCTGAGCGACGGGCTACTCTCGCTGGTTTCGTGTTGGGAGGCGCCGGCCGACGCGCCGACCTGGGAGACGCCGGCGAACGAGGTCGACGCCGTACTCGCGGAGACGATGGAACGGTTCCGCGTGATCCGCGGCTATTTCGACCCGCCGCTCTGGCGTTCGGAGATCGACAACTGGGCGCGCGAGTACGGCGACCGTGTCGTTCAGCGGTATGAGACGAGCCGGTCGCGGATGATGGGCGCCGTCGAGCGGTTCCGCACGGACGTAGCGACGCAGCGGCTCCACCACAGCGGCGACGTAACGCTCACGCGGCACGTTCTCAACGCGCAGACGCGCGAGGCGCGCGGCGGTGGCTACTGGCTGACGAAGGACCGGCCGGGCAGCCAGCACAAGATCGACGCGGCGGTCGCGGCCGTGCTCGCCTATGAGGCGCGCGCCGACGCGCTCGCTCACGGCGATAACCGCTCTGGCGTCGTCGTCACCTGGAACTGATGGCATCGACCGACCTAACGACCACGACCGCCGGCGCCGGCGCGATCACGCCCGAACAGTGGCGCGATCAGCTACTCGGCGCGCTCGCGAAGCGCGCGCCGTCGATCAAACTCTGCGACTCCTACTACCGCGGCGAGCACAAGATGGCGTACACGACCGCGCAGTACCGCGAGCACTTCGGTCACCTATTCGCGTCGTTCGCCGATAACTGGTGCGATCTCGTCGTCGACGCGTCCGCCGAGCGGCTACGCGTTGAAGGCTTCCGGTTCGGCGAGGACACGGACGCCGACGACGCCGCCTGGGAGATATGGCAGCGGAACAAGATGGACGCCGAGTCGGATATGGCGCACACGGACGCGATCAAGCTCGGCTGTACCTACGCGCTCGTCGGCGCCGATGACGGCGGCGAGGCGACGATCCAGGTCGAGGCGGCGGACAAGGCCATCGTCTACGTCGACCCCGCGCAGGGCCGGCACCGGCTCGCCGGCCTGCGCTACTGGTGCGACGAGTTCGACGTAGAGCACTGCGCGGTCTATCTCCCCGACACGATCTCGTGGTGGCGGCGCGAAGGCGGTGAAACGACGGGCCGCTGGACCGAGGACGTCGGTTCGGGGACGAACCCGCTCGGCGTCGTCCCGCTGATACCGCTCGCGAACGCGCCGACGCTCGCCAACCGGCTCGGCCGGTCGGATATCGAACGCGTGATCCCGCTCCAGAACGCGGTGAACAAGCTCTGCAACGACATGATCGTCGCGTCGGAGTTCGCGGCGTACCCGCAGCGGTGGGCGTCGGGCATCGAGATTCCCGTCAACCCGGAAACCGGCGAGAAACTGAACCCGAACTATCTC